TATAGGCACACAAGACTCCAGTACCGGAGAGTTGGTTACAGGGCGCGATGAATTACGCGGTTTTGATACTGTCTATGAGGCACAGCAAGACAGCAGTCGTAATGAAGATGAGGATGACAATGCACCTCCTATTGCGCGTCCTGATCGTCCTCCATCTGCAACCAACCCTGTTGAGGTAGATGGTAACCGACGCACCATGCTTGCCATGGAGCAAGCTCGTTCACCTTCCAGATCAAGAGGGCCGGGACGCCGCTCCCTGTTTGGCACAGCATGACAAAGAAAAGCCGCGTAAACGAAGCTGGTAATTACACCAAACCAACCATGCGCAAGAACCTGTTCAACCGCATCAAGGCTGGCGGTAAGGGTGGCGCGCCCGGTCAGTGGTCGGCGCGCAAAGCCCAGATGCTGGCCAAACAATACAAAGCCAAGGGAGGCGGCTATCGCTAGGGCAAAGTCACAGCGCAGCCTGATGAACTGGACTAAGCAGAAGTGGCGCACCAAGTCCGGTAAGCCATCAACGCAAGGTCCAAAGGCGACTGGTGAACGCTACCTTCCTTCTGCTGCTATCAAGGCTATGTCTTCAGCGCAATATGCTGCTTCTTCTGCCAAGAAGCGTAAAGACAAGGCTGCTGGCAAACAGCATTCAAAGCAACCCAAGAGCGCAGCGCGCGTCTCCAAGAGATACAGATGAGCAGCTTTCTTCACAGCTTGAAGCCGGAAGAGCGACGCATCCTGCGTAAGATCGTCAAGAATGTGCATTTCAGATATTACCCCAAAGACTTCATGACCGACTTTGAAGCTGACAAATACATTGCAGCTATTGCTCCTGAAGCAGCTGCTAACCTTGTCAGGCTTGGTAAGGATCGCAAGGTAGATGAAATTTAAGTACAAGCCGGATGGCGAGGTACTGAAGACCTTCATGAAAGACAACACTTTCTTTCGTGGCATTCGTGGTCCTGTTGGTTCCGGCAAGTCCGTTGCTTGCTGTGTTGAGGTCTTCCGCCGCGCCCTTGAGCAAAAGCCAAACAGTGACGGTAAGCGCAAAAGCCGTTGGGCTATTGTTCGAAACACCAACCCGCAACTTAGAACGACCACAATCAAGACATGGCTTGACTGGTTTCCTGAAGATCAGTGGGGCAAGTTCTCATGGTCGGTGCCCTATACTCACAACATCAAGCAGGGTGATATCGAGCTTGAGGTTATCTTCTTGGCTCTCGACAGGCCTGAAGATGTCAAGAAGCTGTTGTCACTGGAGCTTACTGGCATCTGGATCAACGAGGCGCGCGAAATTCCAAAGTCTATTATTGATGCCTGCACTATGCGTGTTGGTCGCTACCCTTCCATGCGTGAAGGCGGGCCAAGCTGGACTGGTGTAATTGCAGATACCAATGCACCAGAAGAAGATCATTGGTGGCCGATTATGGCAGGCGAGATACCAGTGCCTGATCATATCCCTGCTGAAGAAGCCAAGATGCTGGTCAAGCCTGACAACTGGCGTTTTTATGTCCAGCCTCCCGGCATGAAAGAAAGCCGCAATGAAGATAATGAGGTCAGTGGGTATCAAAAAAATACCGAAGCTGAAAACGCCAAGCACATGCTGGCTAGCTATTACCCGAACCTGATTCAAGGCAAAAGCAAGACATGGATTGATGTCTATGTAATGAACCGGCTTGGCTCCATTCAAGACGGCAAGCCTGTCTACAATATGTTTGTTGGCGACACTCACATAGCCAAGGAAGAAATACCTGTTGCTGATTCTATGCCTTTATATTGCGGCCTTGATTTTGGCCTTACGCCTGCTGCCGTATTTGGGCAAAAGGTTCGCGGGCGCTGGTTTATACTTCAGGAAATCGTGGCTTTCGATATGGGCATTGTGCGTTTTGCTGAGTTGCTTCGGGCTGAGATTGCTACTCGATATGCAAATTCTGAAGTGAGTATATTTGGCGATCCATCAGGTGACTTCCGCGCACAGACAGATGAGTCAACACCGTTTCAAGTTTTGCGGGGTGCTGGGCTGGTAGCGCGCCCCGCTCCATCGAATGATGTTGCATTACGCCTAGAGGCTGTAAGCTCTCCTCTCAATAGGATGGTTGAAGGTCATGCCGGTTTCCTGATCGACCCGCGTTGCAAGGAACTGATCAAAGGCTTTGAAGGCGGTTATGCCTACCGGCGTATCCAAGTGTCAGGTGAGCGATATGATGACCGGCCAGAGAAGAACCGTTTCAGTCACATCCATGATGCTTTGCAATATTTAATGCTTGGAGCAGGCGAAGGACGCCAAGTCTTAAACCACAATGCCAATGCGCGCGCCTTCCAAGCAAAGCGTGACTTCGATGTGTTTACACGTCAGCCAAAGAAACGCAGGCAAGGCCTTTGGGCACGTCTATGATTTGTGCGTTGTCCTACATTAACGCAGAAGTGTAAGAGGGCATTATGTGTATTTTTGCAGCACCATCAATGCCGGCTGTTGACCCGAATGTGGAGGCAGAGCGCAAAGAGCGCATGGCGCAAGAAACTGCTCAAGCGCGTCAACGGCGTGATGATGCACTCGATGATGAGGTGGCTCGACGCAAGAAGGGTGTCGGTGCGCGATCCCTGTTGTCCGGCCCGGGCGGCGGTATCGGCTTCTACAATCAATACAGGAATGAGTAATGCACGGCACGGCCAAGAACTTCCTTCAACGCTATGAGAAGGCCAAGTCACATCGCCAGCTGTTCGAGAACTTGTTTGACGAGTGTTATGAATATGCTCTGCCGCAGCGCGAAGGTTTTACAAAGCTTACCCCGGGTCAGCGCCGCGATGATCGCATCTTTGATGAAACAGCTGTTGTTGGTGTGCAGGAATTTGCATCACGCCTGCAGAACGGCATATGCCCGAACTTTGCTAGATGGGCAGACTTTATTGCGGGTTCTGAAGTTGAAGCTGTTGACGCAGATCGAATTAACAATGAGCTGGATGAAGTCACTGAATATGTGTTCGAGATTATCCAGAACTCTAATTTCGGTCAGGAATCGCATGAGTCGTTTCTGGACTTGGCGGTAGGAACCGGCTGTCTTCTTGTTGAAGAGGGTGATGCCATCAACCCTGTTCGTTTCAATGCTGTGCCATTGCCGCAGATTGTTTTGGAGAACGGGCCGGATGATCGCATAGATCATGTCTATCGTGAGCGTGAGTTGCGCTATCGGGATATACCTCTTGCATATCCCAAATCTGTTTTGCCGCAAGATTTTGCTTCAAAGATTGTGAACCAGCCCGATAGGAAGCTGAAGATCATTGAGGTTGTTTGCCGTGTTTATGACAAACCCAATGTCGAGAAATACGCATTCTATGTGATCTCCAAAGAAGATGGAGAAATGATCTATGAAGAGGAGTTTGAAGGTGCTGGCTCAAATCCTTTTGTTTGCTTCCGGTGGTCAAAGGCGGCGGGTGAAGTGTATGGGCGGGGTCCGCTTGTCAATTCTTTGTCGGCTATCAAGACTACTAACCTTACAATCGAACTTGTGCTTGAAAACGCACAGATGGCAATAAGCGGCATCTATCAAATGGATGATGACGGTGTCATCAACACAGACACTATCAATCTGATACCCGGGACTATTATCCCCAAATCACCCAACAGTTCTGGACTGCAGCCAATCCGTGCCGCTGGCTCGTTTGATGTAGCTAATCTTGTTCTTGGTGACATGCGCAACAACATCAAGCGCGCGCTCTACAACGACATGCTTGGCGATCCAAACAGAACCCCAGCGACAGCTACCGAAGTTGCAGAACGCATGGCTGATTTGTCTCGGCGCATTGGCTCTGCCTTTGGCCGCTTGCAGGCAGAGTTTATCCAGCCTGTGCTGCAACGTGTGGTTTACATCCTGAAGAAACAGGGGCGCATCGAGGTGCCGACCCTTAATGGGCGCGAGGTAAAGATACGCTCTGTATCTCCGCTTGCTCAAGCACAAGCCAACCAAGACATTGCATCGATTGATCGCTTCTTGGAAATGGTAGGTGGGCGCTTTGGCCCGCAGATGGTTAATCTGCTGGTCTCTTCTGAAGACGCAGCTACCTATCTTGCTAAAAAGTTTGGAGTGCCAGATACGCTGATCAGAGACGCAGCGCAGCGTGAGCAGATTGTTCAGGCAATGGCACAAATGCAGGGAGTCCAAGCAAATGCCCCAACAAATCAAGGTCCGGCTTGATGGGTTTAACCGCCCTGAAGATCAGGACGATCAGATCTCTTTAACCATTGCTTCTTTATTTAGCAGTGCTTCTGGCAAAGAAGTGCTGCGCTATTTGCGTTCCATAACCATTGAAGCGGTCACTGGCGGGAACGTAAGCGACGCTGAACTCAGACATCTTGAAGGGCAGCGTTATCTTGTTGGCATCATTGAACGCCGCATCAAACACGCCGAAAGGATTAAATCAGATGAACGAAGCAGATAATGTGGAGGTCACGGAGACCGAAGCACCTGTTGAAGCAACTGCGGAGCGCCCTGAATGGCTTCCTGAAAAATTCAAAACGCCGGAAGATTTGGTATCGAGCTATTCGCATCTCGAAACCAAGCTTGGCAAAAGTGATGATGAGTTGCGCTCTGCAATCAAAGAAGAGATTCATCAGGAGCAATGGGCTGATCGCCCCCCTACTGTTGGTGACTACACTATCCCTGATGCGCTCGATGAGGAGGCTGCAGTTGGCGATGACCTCCTAAACTGGTGGGCGCAGTTTTCCTATGACCATGGCTTTGGACAAGACAAGTTTGAAGCTGGCATAGAGAAATACGTAAATGCCATCAATGGTGGCGTAAGCTTGGAAGAAGAGCATTCAAAGCTTGGCGAAAATGCCGATGCCAGGATTGAAGCAGTTAAGCTTTGGTCTAATCAGTTCTTTGATGAATCTCAATTTGAAGCTGTTGAGCGTCTTGGTGAAACAGCACAAGGCATCGAGGTTCTGGAAAAGATCATGTCTGCCATCAATGTAACGCCAGTATCTGGCAATGTTGAAGCATCCAGTCAGCTTTCAGAAGATGAGTTGCGAAGCATGATGATGGATGAAAGATACTGGAAACAAGGGAGCCGGGACCAATCGTTTGTGAAGCGGGTGGAAGATGGCTTCTCGAAAATCTATCAGGGCTAGTTATGGCCCCCTAACAGTTAAGCGCGCTACGGCGTCTCATGCTGGCAAGCTGCAACATATCCTCCGAGTTACAGACTTGCGCGAATGCATGATCCATGGTGCTACGCCGTGGCGCGCCCTGCATTATCCACTGACTGTTGATGGTGCCAGCACTTATTCAATCATGCTTGGCAAGACCCCGATTTGTATGGGCGGGGTAGTGCCGATTGACGTAAGTGAAGATACGCGCATCGGGTCTATCTGGTTACTGGGATCACCAGTTATCGAAGACCATGCTCTTAACTTTCACCGGGCGATCAAAGACCTTCTCGAAATGTACCAGCTCCAATG